CCATTGTATCTAAGTTTTTTTCTTCTTACTTATTTATACTTCTCGTATATCTTTAACCCACGCACGGAACATCTCTCCGCTCTCTGTGATTGCAATTACATAATTGACACCACTACGATGAATGGTTCCTGTCTGTCCTGTAGTGTTGTGAATAATTACATCACCCTCCTGAAAGATACCTTTGTGGCGATACCTTTGATGGGTTGATTCTTGTCTCAGTTGTTTAAAATTTTTCATTAGTCAAAAACCTTTACATAAGATGAGTTGTAAAAATAGCTTTCTTTCAGTAGTCCAGAATCATCAAAGATTTGTAGTCCCTGAGATGAAGCATATAGATACAGAGATTTTAGCACACTATTTCTAATAATAGGTTGAATTTGTTTAGCAGTCATCACCCAGCCCAGTTCAACAGATGCTAATTTTGATTTGAAATAATTTTTGTAATCATTTTCTTTACCCCTAAATTTGGATAAGTCATATCCAGTCTCTTTAGAAATAAACTTCATATACTCAGATAATGCCAAAGGCCATCCAGCTTTTTCACACACAGCATTAATATCGTTGTTGTCAATAAACAATCTAGATTTATTGGCAACATTAGTATCAAATATTTTTAACGCTTCATTAGATGGATTTTGTTTGAGCATATATCTGGTATAGTTTTTCCTTCTTTGTTTGAGAATATTTTTGATTGCTGGACTAGTCATATCTATAATCATCTCAGCTGGACCAACTGAAACTTTACCATGCTTAGCAGAAGAGTTTGGCATTCCAAGTTCAAATTGAACATTATCTCCAGTATTAAAATTTCTACAATCAAAGAAATAATTATATGTTTTCTTCGTTCTTACTTTTTCAACTCCAACTTTGCTAGTATAAGTAACATCAAAATGGATGTAGATCTTTGCTGCTGTTACCGCCCAATCTACTTTGATATTTTTGATTTCAACATGAAATTCTTCTATAGATGGATTTGAAATAAGTTTAATTTTTGGCGTTCGTAAAACTTTCTTCAAGGAGATTGGAATTAAAGTTCCATCTAATATTCCTTGATGAATCCAATTATTATATCTTGCCAGTTCTGCCATATCTTCTTGAACTTTTTGATCAGATGCTGGTATAGCATTCTTTCCAGACAATTTCTTCCATTCCTTTTCATTCCCAGCGAAGAACCCCATGGTGGTGCTTCTCATTTCTGCTTTCTGGGCGGTAGTTTGTTTGGAGATAGCATAGATATCTGCTGGATTCCATTTGTCATCAACAGATGATCCATATCCCCTCACATCATTTGCAATATTATTCATTCTCCTCAAATAATTTTGGAGGGTATTGTTGAACTTGTTATACCACTTACTCTTGAACCATTTTATACTAGGGTCGCCACCGAAAACAAAATTGTAACTAACTCCACTCTTTAAATAAGATGGAGGGGCATATAAAGCATTTGCTACCTTGACTCCAGATGTTATCCAAGCAGATTTACTTGGAGACAATCCATACATATAAACTTTTTCTTTATCTTTATTAGTGAGAACATTTTGATTGATAACCTGAGTAACTTTTGAATCTCCATTTCTTCCCTTAGTAAGAAATTCTTTGAACTCTTCCTCTGTTATATTAGACCCCTTTGATTGTCTAAACGCTAAGGCATAGCATGTTAGAGTTTCAGTCCAATCAGATTCCTTTCCCTCAAATTTGATATCGCCGCCGCCTCTACCAGATACGATTTGTTTTCCTATCTTATTGAGAGATAATAATTCTATCTTCTTTGGATCTGCTATACTTTGATATTCAATATCTTTGAAAGGATATCTACCAACGTCCTTAGTTTCCTGTGTTCCTGGCGGAAGTTTTCTGAAGAGATCATCTAAGATATCTTTATCATAAACATCTAATCCAAACTGAACTAGATAATCATAGATGGCAAGAATTTTTTTTACATTCTCACCATCCTTATAAATTCTCATACTAGCAACTTGTTCATCAGTAAAAGGTACATCAGCACCTTCTCTCATAAGAGTTATAAATTTTTTTAGATACTGATCTGGTTTCTTAATAACCTGACCTATGGCGGGTACTGTCATGGTAAGTTACTCTTTACTGCTTTATACAAACGTGTTTTGAAATCTTTATTATTCTTTAAGTGAGTAGGCAAACCAGAAACAAAAGTTTTCAAATCCATCTCAGCAACTGCCTTTCTCATCTTGCTGGCAGACATACCAGCAACACCATCAGCATCTGGATCTCTTTGACCAGCACTCTTAATCTCAAATGTATTCATATTAAAATCTTTTCCATTATATTTTTTAAGGAACTGAAAAGCAGGCACACGATCAGATCCCACCACAAAAATAGCATCCGTATATCCCTGCTTCTCTAACCATGCCAATGCTTTGATAGCATCTTTAATGTTGGTATCATAAACAATGCTATCCTTGTGTGTAGGAAACATTTCTTTCATAAAACCAACTTTATCTTCAGAGTTCAAAGGATTCTTTCCTTTGTTGTCTTGTGTGTGACTAGGAAAAATATAATAATCATTCCCAGCGGAGAATTCTTTGACTTTATTTATCAGTAATTCGTGTCCTGTAGTGGGAGGATTGAAGCGGCCGAAAGTAAACACGGCAACCTTAGCACCTTCCTGTTTGGGGGGAGTCCAGGTTTTATCCAACATGAAGTTGGCACGGGAGAACTCAAGACGATCAACAATCTTAACTGCTTTGCCGTCGACGATAGCAACATATCCTTCTGGTTTTGTAACTACAAAGTTATCTCCCTGACGGAGAAATACTTTAGTGTCACTGAGTCCGGCAAGTTTTTTGTCAATTAAATTTTTAGCATTCGTGAAAGAGTTATACATCACGATGAATGCTTGAAATGCTCTCTTGTTATCCTCCAGATAGGAGATACCATTAGCAAGAATGTCACGATACTGCGCCTTAGACTTTTCAGTTTTCAAGCTCTCTACTTTCTCAACCAAAGACTTCTCAAATGCTTTGGTGAATCCATCCATAAATCCCTTGATATTAGTAATCGTCTTACCTTCCTTGACATAGGAGTTGGTAAAACGCTTCATAGTATATCCAAGAGTAAACTGCTTGGTAGCATTATGTGCAATAGTTTCCAGAAAGTCTTTAGCGATAGGAGCGTTTCGCTTAGTAACTCTCAGAACATTTTGTAGTGTCGTTTCTTCTGAACGGGACAGACCAGACTTAGCACTGATATTATCTACAACAGCAGAGGCAAGAAAAACATTTTTGGTAGATTTGAGATTGAGTTGATCAACACCAAATCCAGCACTCATCTCACCCAGAGTATCACCACCACGATAGTATGTATGAAATACTACACCAACCTTTGCTTTGTTTACATGCTTACCAAGATCACTATCAACTGGCCAGGCATAAGTTAACGTATTAGGAGTGACAGTATAAAACCTATCACCATCCATGGTTACAGTTTTAACATCGCCTTCACTATAAAGAAGATCTCCTTGGATGACACCCTTGATCTTTAGTTCAGGAAAATATTTCAAACAATACTTAAGTTTAGTGGCAAGGTCAGGAATATTACCATGATTCCTATCAATATCTTCATCGGTAAAATTAACCTTTGGATCTTTTTTATTGAAGACTGACTTAGTTCCTACAAAAAACTGGTTGGTGAATGGGTCAATACCACAAACAACAGCAGGAGCTCCATCCCACTTAGTAGTAACTTTCATTCCGCTACCAGGACGCCCACCAAGTTCGTCTAGAAAATTCTGTACTAGATCAGCAGAGGCGACGTATCCATTGTATCCATAATTAATCAGTTCGTCCTCTAGGTGCTCCAGATGCTTGTTCTGCGCTGCCATCCGAGTAGGAGTGATTGTTTAGTTATTTATTAAACGGAAAGTCAGGGATTCGAACCCTGGGAGGTGTGACCCTCGCTGGTTTTCAAGACCAGTGCCATAAACCACTCGACCAACTTTCCAAGAAATCAACGACGACTACAGTAGTA